CGAGCACCAGTGTTCTATTTGCAAAGTCTATGTCGATGTCTGGTTTATTCATAATGCCTCTACTGATTGTGGATATCCATGGGGAAAATTAATTGGTCTTTCCGTTTGTGTGTGTTGTTCTATTAGGTGTTCTAAGTAAGCTTGTTCGTATAACCAAAAGTCATGAATGCCATAGGGTTCTCCCTGGCGCCAAGCTTGAAATGCTTGTTGTACACGAGCGCGACTGGCTAGTATGGGTTTTTTTCTTTCAACAAATCTCTCAGCATGATGCCGGATGTCAACTGTGTACTTGTAGCCTAGGTCTTGTACTAACAACCGAATCCACTCACGCACACGATTGGGGTGATATAAATCATCAAAAGGAACACAGTGTTGAATGTTTAGTGTCCTGCGGCGTTCGCGATCTCGAACAATCATACCGTTAGTGTCGCGAAAACAACACTTGAACATTTCTCTTACGCCGTCTGCGCTGGGATCAAAATGCTGCACATGTTCTAGCAAGGCTTGTGCACTAGCTCGTCGACTGGATTTATAATCAGGATTGTGAACGCATGCAGTTAAATAACTCTCCAACTGTTCGCTCTCCGCGGGCCGAAATCCAACAACATCAAAACCAACTTCTCCCGCGGCCCAAAACGTATGCCACTGTGCAACATATAAATCTTCAGGCTCTAGTGTTATCATCACCCAAAAGTCTTGTTCCCCGGGGTTGGGCCCGTGCCTGCATGTGTCTTGCCAAAACGTGCCCCGAAAGAATTCTCCTCGCGGGTCTGCGTGTGCGCCGCGGTGGCTGTCAAATATGTCAAAATCTTCAACATCGCCAGCAGCAATTCTTATCAATCTCAAGAGGAAATTACCGTGTGTGCCACCTTGCCAAAGCGTGAGAGGAATTTTCATAAGCCCGCCTGTTCTAGTATGTGTTTAACCCATTCTGTGTCGGCAAAATGATCTTGAAATTTGCGCTTCCAAAAATCCGGATCAACATAAGGAACGATCAATTCAATTTGTTCTGCGTTCAGTGTGTCCAGTCTAGCACGTGCACTAGCACAATTAAATACGACCCAAGCACTAGTGCGTCCGGTTGTTATGTCTTGCACCAATCGATTGCTGTTAACCTGGCGAAAATAATCCATGAACTCGTGTTCACGTGATTCTGCCCACTCTGTCATGTTTTTAACGGTACGTTCCACAGCATCTTGTACGTGTTCCGTGCGCAAGTGATTGTACAAGTATTCTTGATAGTATTCGTCACGACACCAATGATCCAAACGTTTGTTTGCACGTAGTATCCATTCAATAAACAGATCTGTTCTAATAGCACGTATGTTTGTCATATGACGTCCGAACTTTACAAATGCACCATAGTATGGAGATTCACTAAAGTCTTGATATGTTTTATATCGTGCGCTACCTTGAGACTGTTCGTAGAACTTCAAGTAAGCTGTGTATCCTAGTACTACACCAGCTTCGTGTTCTTGTTGCGCTCTACGTTTACGCTCACACAAATGCGCCGCAAGAGTGCTTTCTCGACGATAGCGTTTGCCACAGTATTGGCATGCGTAGTCTTTTGGATCTGGTGTATGGTTCACAGCAGCAGCATGTATTATATCGCGAAGTTCTGTCATGGTGTTGTTCGGTTGACTTGTAGTACTTATATACTAACACAAGTTGCGAGTTTGTCAACCTTTTGAAAACGTTCACAATCATCGGGGGTATAGGTAGAGAATCCACCTGGGCCTGAAATTCGGGCATGTGCTTTCTTTCCGCAAGGGCGATTTTTTTGGTTTTTGCTGAGGACCCTCAGGTGATGGCGTCGCCCGACTGTCGTTTGTGTTCCCGTACATCCGCCGCACTCCACACACTGTACAGCCAGTCTAGCTCATCCTGTCGTGCTTGTGGGTATACACTGTCTATGTACTTGCGATGGTCTGAAGTTGCCTGCTTTCGTCTCTTGTTTGCTACCCACACATGACGCTGTGTTCCCATGGCTGGACTCACAGTGCACAACAGTTTCCACACAAGATCAGGATGTCGTGCAAGTTCAAAATACTGTGTGTTCACACGTTGATTGGTGGCCAACAGATAGTATGCATGTAGTTCTGTACTGCCTTGCACAAGACTAGCATAACGGTTAAGCAAGAAAGGCGCAACACTCTTTTGCTCGTCCGGTGTTAGCCTCGTGTAAAAATCATAGTCTTTACTGTCAATTGCAGCAAGCACACGATTTAATGGTATTTTACTCATATCTCGCACCCTGTGTGTCTACATAATCGCTAAATGATAACACAAACAAACGTGCTGTGTCAACTGTTGCAAACTCTAACTGGTAGTGTTCGCTTGTGCACGTCAGTGTGTATGCTTCACTTGGTCTTGCCTGTAACCAACGATTCACACGTTCATGCACGTGATCTAATTCACGTTGTTCACGCTGTACCCTATCAAATGGCAATTGTCTTGCAAATTCAAACAGTCTGTAGTCATGTTGCACTATCATCATCGCTGGCTCCGCTCGCTTCGCTCGCTACGCCTGTGTTTTCCTAGGGAATCGCAACCCACCATCACCATGCTTGATCAATACTTACTATTTCGTTCTGTTTGTTGATGTCTTTTGCACAATACACACATCTTGGATTCTCCACTCCTGATTCAATGGGAATGGCCAGTATCTGTCCTTGTTTGAGTTTTGGAAAGTACCATTTTACTTCTGTGTATATGTCCACTATATTAACGGGTAGATAGTTGTGACGAAAATCTCCAATTGGATTAAACACAAATGCATCAAAGCCTCTGTCATTTAAACTGCTGAAATTAAGCATTTCCAAATCGCCTATGTCTCTGTCTCCTATCAATATTTTCCAATCAATGGGCATGCGAATTTTACAATCGCCTATGCTTAATACCACTGCAGGACTGTTAAAGCTTTCAAGAAAGATCAAGGGAATAAAGAAATAGTCTGGATCTTGTGGATTGCTGTTGTCTAGTATAGCAAAACGCAAGTCGTCTACTTCGTCTGGTATGTCGTTCATTTCATATGCTTGATTATCAAGTGTAAGTATTCTCATAGTTCAATTCCTAGGTTGTTTTCGGTGATGTACACACGGAGTTTTTCGTGCAGAATGCCATGGTCTCGATCCCGATAGTGTCGATGCTCGGGCCGCACACTCTCGGGATCCCGGCTTTGTGCGCCTTGTTCATGCATGTATTGGTTTGCACAAAACCGAAATAAATCGATTACGCCTGGGTTTTGTTCAACATATCGTAGTTTTTCTACAGCACGATATCCTTGGATGTGCTGTCTATCAAACCGGTTGCAACTATCCCACATGAGATACTTGATGTTGTTTTGATCCAACCATGCACAAAAAAGCACCAGCTGAAGAAAAAATCGATCCCATGCACCGTAATTGGTGTCGTGCAAACAGTTGAACGCTTCGTTTAGCTGCCGAAGTTCCTGCACAGTTGCACTGCTGGCATATGGTCCTTCTATGGGTTTATCCTGTGCTATCTCACTTGCGTATTCGTCTCTGTCTATGAATGTTATGGGCACGAGAACTGCATCAGGTGCGCCGTACAGTGCTGCATATTCTACAGTAGTGCGAACACTTCTATAGAAACTACCTCCGGGCATGCTGAGATTTACACCAGGAAACGATTGCCATGCACAGCCGTAACTGCAGCCATTCAACAGCACAGTCATTAGTAAACTTCTACAATTCGATCGGCAATGCCATATTTTACTGCTTCTCGGGCACTTAGCCACACGTCTTGCGGCGGTAGCAGTATTTCACGGATCTTTTTCTCATTCATCCCCGTACACTTTTTGTAGTGTTCAAGCATGCGTTCTGTGCTCAATTCAAATTCACGTACCACTGCAAACAGTTCATGTTCTTTGCCACTACTTCCCCAACTGTACTGATGAGATAAGATACTGGTGTTTGGTGTGATGGTACGACGACCTTTTGCGCCTGCCATAAAAGTAAGAATACCACAACTTGCAATAAGTCCAAGTCCCACTGTGCGAATAGGAATTTTACTGCCTTTCATTGTGTCAATAAGCGCAAATGCTGCATGTACGCTTCCTCCAGGACTGTTAATTACCAGTGTAAGTTCTTTAGGCTGTTGTGTTTTTGGCAACAGATTCATTTCGATAATCCATTGTATCACAGGTGCAGTTGTTTCATTTTTAAAATCACTGCTAAAATAATAAATTCCATTTCGCCAGCACATTTCTCCTGGCTGCGGCCTTGGTTGTTCTTTGTCACTCATGTTAATTCCAATCTGTTTTTTCTACCGTAAAAGGATAGTTTGCTTCTTTATAAAATGCTTTACGTTTTGTTAAATGTCTTTTTGCGTACTTTGCAGTACTTGTTATATCCCAAATCTGGACAAAATCTTTGTCTTTAGCTTTTCGAATACCTCTACCAATACTCTGTATGACACGTACAAAGCTTTTACCAGGTTCCACAAGAACCAAATTAAATATACGAGGAATATTGATGCCAACTGCTGCCACACCGTAAGTGGCGATGATAACCTTGCCTTCAGCAGTTGATACCTCGTCATATTCTGCTTTTCTGTCTGCACTTTTTGTACTCCCCGAGACAAAAACACTGTTAGGTATGCGTTGTGCTAGTGCATTGCCTGCACTAATCCTGTCTACCAATATTAGTGTGTTACCACTGTCTTTGATGCCATCACACAGACTTGAAATATAATCCAGTCTGTCTGTGTCTTCTAACAAGTATTTAAGCTCGCTTTGATAGTTTGTGTGTACAACAGTATCAATCATTTGTACAACGTTAACGTGGCATTTTGCAAGTACACCTTTGTCTTGTAGTTCTTTTGCACTAATTTGATTGATGACCGGACCTATCGAACACACGATACCTACACTTTCAAACTTTTCTTTTGGTACTGTGCCAGTTAACCCCCAGCGTATGGGAATATGACTCATTACGCCTGTTAACAAACTTGTGAGAGCATCTGCTTTAGCCATGTGTACTTCATCAACCATAATGCACACAACATCTTCTAGAAATTCGCCGATAGTAATAGGTGCTACTTGATTTTTTGTGTTTTTAAGTAAGATGTTTAAA